CGAATGGGAGAAGGACGGGGTCAAGCGCACCACCGCCGAAGTCACCGCCGACGAGGTCGCCAAAGTCTGCAAAGCCGGATGGAAAGCCCCCGCCCAGGAAGGCAGCCCCGACCCCTGGGCCGCTGAAGCAGCGCCCTTCTGATGGCCGTCGACACCTACACCGGCAGCCTCCTTGACCTCATCGCCGACGACCACATCCACGCCGACGACCGTAACGAGATTGAGCGCGTCATCCTGGCCGTCGCCCTCGAATACGACGGCCACATCGACCCCAACATCGTCAGGCTAAGGCTCCCCACCTGGGTCCAACCCCAGCTCGTCGGCCCCACCTACCGCGCCCTCTGCCTAGCCCGAGAAATAGAACCCGCAGGCTGGACAACCAGCACCGACACCCGCGGCAGAAACTCCGGAAAACCCGCCCGCACCTACCGCCTGGTGCCCGACAAAGACAAGGAAGTGCCCTTCTAATGGCCCTGCCCTGGGTACGTTTGGACACCGGATTGCCCGATCATCCCAAGATTCTGGCCCTCATCGACATGAAAAAGCGCAACGCCGCGCTCGTCTACGTCATGGGACTGGCCTACGCGGGACGCCACGAAACCGACGGATTCATCCCCAAAAGCGCCCTGCCATTCATCCACGCCACAAAGGCCGACGCCAACGCCCTCTGCGACGTATACCTCTGGCACCACGCCGACGGCGGCTGGCAGATAAACGACTGGGCCGAGTATCAGCCCACGTCAGACAGCAGCAACGCGAGGCGCGCTGCCCTTCGAGAGTCCTCCCGCAAAGGCAACTGCGTCCGCCACCACGGCTCCAACTGCGGCTGCTGGGCCAAGCAGTAACCCTCCCAAGTGGGACTCCCACATGGGAGTCCCCAAAAGGACCCCACATGCGACTCCCACTGGCGACTCCTACGGACGGACGGACGGACGGACGGACTTACGGACGTAGTAGTTACTCCCGTGGACAAATGACACTTAGTTACGCGCGCGAAAGGAAAACAAATTGAGCGCCGAAAACAACTGCCAACTCCCCCACCGCGACCCCAAAAGCGCCGTGAACGGCACCCTCGTCTGCATCGGCCACACCCGCTGGCTCAGAGAATCCATCGACGACGTCGTCATCACCTACGCCCTCCTCCCCGACTTCTACGAACCCGGCACCGCCATCGACGACGGCCACCAAGTCAAAGGCAAGCGCGTCGACCCGCCCGCCCCCGTCCGCCTCGACGTCGTCGCCCTCCTAGACCGACGAACCGTCCAGCGATACCCCGGCGACATCGTCCCCGTCCTCGCCATGCTCGAAGCTTGGGCCGAACTCGTCCGCGACGAACGCCACATCAAGCCATGCCGCCAAACCACTGTCACCAGCGAAGCCGGCCTCCTACTCGCCCACCTCGACTGGATCATCACCCAGCCCTTCGTCAGCGACCTCGCCCAAGAAATCCGCGAAGTGAAGTCGGCACTGCACTCGGCGATTGGTGACCATGCGCCTCGACCCGTCGGCACCTGCCCAGTTATTCACCCGGAGGTTGGCGAGTGCGGCGGGAAGCTTTACCAAGACCGCTACGGCGGAATGTCCGTCACCTGTCGTAAGTGCGGCGAGACTTGGGGCGAAACCGAGCTGCGTCGCCTTGGTCTAATGACTCAGGCCATTTGACAATGGCGTTCGCATCGTTCATTCTGGTGGTGGCGAAGTGTGCCATCACCCGGTTAGCCGATCACGGCTGCCGGGTTCTGTCATTCAAGGGAGAGGACATGGCGCAACAGACCAAGCCCCGCGCCAAGCCCGACCCTGCCCAGCCCATCGTCACCGTCGAAGACATTGATGAAGCCCTGGTCTACACCAGCCTTCATGCGCAGCGCGACGACAACTGGCACCGCTGGGCCGACGCCCTCCTTGACCAGCGCAACCGCATCGCCCGCTCCGGCCCACGCCGCGAGACCAGAGTCATCCAGCCCAACGAATACCCCGAACGCTAGTGATCCGCCGACCCTGCCTGGACTGTGGATCGTTGACCAGCAACGCCACCCGCTGCGAACCCTGCCGCCTCACCAAGCAACGGGCCAGGGAACGGGGGCCACGCCCCCACTACGCAGGCGACTACCCCAAACGGGCAAGGCAAGTGAGGCAAGCGCCAGGCCCCTGCTGGATCTGCGGCATTGACACTGTCAAGCCAGGCGACATCTGGACCGCGGACCATCTGCTTCCAGGTGACCCGGCCAGCCCGCTCGCTAAGGCTCACCGCTCGTGTAACTCCTCAAGGGGAGCCCGCCCCCTCCCCCAGGGATAGACCGGGACCGGGTCTAAATCTGCCCGGATGCGCAAATTATTTACCCGCCCCGTATGCATACAAACGGCGCCGCAGGTTGGGCGGCAAAGGTTGGAAACAAGCCATGACAAAACTCTGCGCAATTTGCCATGCCCAATTTGATGATCCGCCGCGGCGCGGAAGGCCCAAGCTTTATTGCTCGAAACATTGCAGGATTAGGGCTGCTTCAGCTAACAAGCGCCCAGACGGTCAGGTTTGGAATCCTGAGCATCGTGCCTGCGATGTCTGTGCTGCTGTATTTGTGCCGTTTAGCAGTCGCAGCCGCTTTTGCTCAGGGGCGTGCCGTGTACAGACCTACGGCGTTAGACCTGAGCCGGTGTCTTTTGTGAGGATGTGCGCCTCGTGCGGTGCGAGTTTTTCTACGACCTACGCGCGGAAGAAGACTTGCAACAATCGTTGTCGTCAGGACCTTCAGAACGCTAGGAAGCGAAACAAGTCCTACGGGGTAGACACTGGGATTGATGGCAGTTGCCAGGTAGTTTTCGCGCCATGCTTGGCTTGCGGCGACCTTGTGTGCTGTCGCCGGGCTGGCGGCAAGACATATTGCCAAGGTTGCCTTCTTATGCGGCGACGCTGGCATGACACGAAGAAGAATCACAAGCGACGCGCGGCAGGTGAAATTACCATTTCTAGGCAGGAGCTGGTCGCCCTGCGGGGTTCCCGATGCCACATCTGTCAGCGCAAGATTGATGTTCGCCTCAATGGCCTGCACCCAATGGGACTAACCATTGACCACCTTCTGCCAGTGAGTCGGGGCGGCACAAATGACGTGTCTAACCTTGATGTCGCTCACCGGCGCTGCAATATCGCGCGAGGGAATCGAGGCTACTTCCAGTTGGGTTTGGAGAGCGATGCCTGGGCCGCCTCCTAAGCCAGCCGAGAAGAAGCGTGCCTTGGGCAACCCAGGTAAGCGCGCTTTGCCGTCAGCGAAGAACTTGGTTGCCTTGCCTCAAATGCAGCCTGATGTTCCTCGGCACCTAGGGCCAGAGGGTGCCGCAGTTTGGCGCCACGTCATGGACAAGGCCGGAAAGTGGCTGGCGGAGACTGACGCGCCGATCTTGCTTTTGCTAGCTGAAGGCTACGACCGACGAGCATTTATGTTGAGGGTGCTGGCCGACGAGGGCTGGTCGGTTATGACTGACAAGGGTTACCCGTACAAGCATCCATTAGTTTCGCCTTTGGCCGACCTTGAGAAGCAACTGTCTAGTTGGCTTTCACTTTTGGGTTTGACTCCCAGCGACAGGTCACGCCTAGGTCTGGCGGAGGTGAAGGCCGCTTCGACGCTGGAGAAGTTGCAGGCGAAGCGCACCAAGTAGACGGAGCCTCCTGCGCATGGCACCTCGAAAGATCAAGGGCTGGCCGCCGGCCATCCTGACTCCTGTCCCGGCTGCGGATATCAAGCGCGGCGACGGCCCCCTGGTCGCCGAGTTTATTGAGGCCTTGTGCCCCCAGGTGAAGGACTCGGTGGGCGGCCGGGCTGGTGAGCCTTTGCTGCTGCGTCCTTGGCAGAAGAAGCTTGTAGACAACATTTTTGCGCGTCGCGCGGATAAGCGGCTGCGGGCCAAGGTCGCTTTGGTTGGCTTGCCCCGTAAGAACGGCAAGTCGGCGCTGGGCTCTGGCATAGCTCTCTATGGCCTGTTCATGGGTCCGCGCGGCGGCGAGGTTTATTCGTGCGCGGCTGACCGTGAGCAGGCGCGCATCGTCTTCGGTGCTGCTAAGGCAATGGTGGAAATGTCGCCGGACCTAATGGCGCAGGCGAAGTTGTATCGGGACGCCATTGAGATCCCGGCGACTGGCTCGGTGTATCGGGTGCTTTCGTCCGAGGCCTTCCGCCAAGAGGGACTAAGCCCCAGCCTTATCTGCTTCGACGAGGTGCATGCCCAGCCGAATAGGCAGCTCTGGGACGTGATGACGCTGGCGCAGGCCGCGCGTTATGACGCCTTGACTCTGGCTATCACGACGGCGGGTGTGCGCACGGATTCGACCGGGCAGGACTCGGTGTGTTATGGCCTGTACCAGTATGCGCAGCGGGTTGCGGCCGGCGAGGTTGAGGACCCGTCGTTCTTCGGTGCTTGGTGGCAGGCGGACCCTGATTGCGACCACCGCGATGCGAAGAATTGGCAGATCGCTAACCCTGGCTATGGCGACATCCAAGACCCTGAGGATTTTGAGTCCTCGGTGAAGAGGACGCCTGAGGCGGAGTTCCGCACGAAGCGCACCAACGTGTTCGTGTCCTCGCAGCAGGCTTGGTTGCCGCACGGCGCCTGGGACGAGCTGCCAGAGATGGCGCCGGTAGATGACGGCACCCCGGTCGTGCTCGGCTTTGACGGTTCGTTCTCAGGCGACACGACGGCCATCGTCGGCGTCACGATTGAGGAGACCCCGCGCGTCTGGCTGGTCGATATGTGGGAGAAGCAGCCCACCGACCGTGACGACTGGCGGGTGGACATTGGCGGCGTTGAGGCTCGGATCTTGGAGACGTGCGGCCGGCTCAATGTGGTTGAGGTTGCGTGTGACCCGTACCGCTGGCAGCGGTCAATGGAGGCGCTGGCCGAGGCCGGGGTTCCGATTACTGAGTACCCATCGAGCAGCCCAGCTCGCATGGTCCCATCGACGGCCAAGTTTTTTGATGCGGTTGTATCGGGCCAGGTCGCGCACGATCATGCTCCCGCTCTTGCCCGCCACCTGGACAACTGCGTCATCAAGACCGACCAAAAAGGGCCCCGCGTAGTCAAAGAGCACCGGGGCTCTCCAAGAAAGATTGACGCCGCGGTTGCGGCCATCATCGCTTTTGACCGGGCTACCCATCGCCGCGAGGCGGAGCCCGAAGCACCTGTCGCCAGTTTCTTCTCAGTCTAGGAGCCGTATGCGCATCGCCCTTGCTTTGCAAATCGCTGGCTGCGTTGCGCTCATTGTCGGGTGCGCCCTTGTGGCGCCTTGGCTCGGTTTCGTGGTTGCTGGGGTCTGCGGCCTGGCTTTCGGCGTGGCGCTTGAGAGAGGCCTCTAATGTTGGGGAACTTGTTCGGCGGTCAGCCGATGGAGGAGCGGAACCTCTCCTACCAGCAGGTCTGGGGTTCCGGCATCGACGTGTCGGGCTTCGCTACCTGGGCGGGCACGGTCGTCAACCAGAAGAACGCCCTTGAGATTGGTGCGGCCTACGCTTGCGTGCGCCTGCTCTCAGACACCATCTCAACTCTGCCGGTCGACACGTTCATTCGCCGCGACGGCAACCGGCTCCCCTACCGGCCGCGGCCGGCCTGGGTGTACGAGCCCGAGGGCCCCGGCTCCAGCCGCATTGAATATTACAAGCAGATCGTCGTCTCCATGCTGCTGTCGCACGGGGCCGTGGTGCAGATCCTTCGCAACGGCAACGGCGAGATCGTCGCGCTTCAGCCGCTTGACCCGACCCGTGTGGACATTCGCCGCAACCCGGCGACCCGGCTGCGCGAGTTCGTGATCGACGGGGGCCAGGCCGTGCTGCCCGGTGAGGACGTGCTTTACATCCCCGAGATGCGCCGCCCTGGTTCGCTCAAGGGTGTGAGCCGGGTGGACGAGCTGAAGCAGACGCTGGGCTTGGCGAAGGCGCTGGACGAGTTCGCATCGCGGTACTTTTCCAACGGTGCCAACACTTCGGGAATGATTGAGTTTCCTGGCAACTTGACGCAGGAGCAGGCGAAGGATTTGGTTGACGCTTTTGAGGCTGGGCACAAGGGGCTGAAGAAGGCTCACCGGCCGGGTGTGTTGTCGGGTGGCGCGAAGTTTGTGAAGACGGGCTCGGATGGCGAGCAGGCTCAGATGCTTCAGAGCCGCATGTTTGCGGTTGAGGAAGTGGCGCGCGTGTTCCGTGTTCCGCCGCACATGATTGGCCTCACCGCCCCTGGGACGCAAAGTTACGCATCCGTTGAGGCAAATGCCATCCAGTTCACCCGCTACTCGCTCACCCCGCTCATCGCCGCCATCGAGGAAGCCCACAACCGCCTGCTTCCTGGCGACGTGTTCCTGCGCGTCAACATGGACGGTCTTCTCCGAGGTGACTCGGCAACGCAGGCGCAGGTGTTCTCAACGGCGTTGCAGGCCGGGTACATGAGCGTCAATGAGGCCCGCAGTCTTATGGATCTTCGCCCGGTTGACGGCGGCGACAGCCCGCGCGTCCCACTCGCCAATATCGCCGTCGCTTCTGCCGGGATCGTTGAGGAGCGCGAGCGCGTTGAGATGGCCGCGAAACTTGTCCAGTCTGGCTACGAGCCCGCAGCTGTGCTGTCGGCGCTCGGGCTGCCAGCGATGCCGCACACGGGCCTGGCGTCTAACCAATTGCAGCCGGCCGAGAACGCCCAGGTCTAGTTATGCCGTACTACATCACCGAGGAAGCGCCGGGCTGTGATGGCTGGGGAGTCATCAAGGACGACGGCGAAGTTATCGGCTGCCACACGTCAAAGGCAGCTGCGGTCGATCAGATGGTCGCCGTTTCCCTAGCCGAGGGCATTGAGCCTGGCGGCGAACGCGGAGGAAGTATGACAATGGAGACCCGCCACGTCACGGTGGATGAGTGGGAGTTCCGCGAGGCTGCATCCGGTGACGGCATGAGTTTCACCGGCTACGCCGCAGTGTTCAACTCCCCGAGCGAGCCGCTGCCCTTCACTGAGACTATCGCCCCTGGCGCATTCGGGCGCTCGCTCAAGTCCCGCAATAACGTGCGGATGCTGGTGAACCACAATCCTGAGAAGCCGCTTGCCTCAACCCGCTCGAAGACGCTGCGCCTGAGCGAGGACTCCACTGGCCTCCTAGTCGATGCTGATCTCCCAGGCGATGTCACCTACGCGCGCGACCTGTCGGCCCTGCTCAAGGCGGGCGTCGTGGACGCCATGAGCTTCGGTTTCACGGTGCCTCGTGGCGGTGACTCGTGGAGCGAGGACGGCTCGCAGCGCACCCTCAACAGCGTGAGGCTCCACGAGGTCTCTGTGGTCACGTTCCCCGCGTACCCAGCGACCTCGGCCTCGGTGCGGGCTATCGACCAGCTCGCCGACAAGACCGGCGAGGACGCCGCAGCCCTGAACGATGCTCTCGACGCCCTTGAGCGCGGGGTGCAGTTGACCGAAGACCAGGCCGGGCTGCTGTCCGCAGTCGTCGCCAAGCTGACTCCCGCAGTCGAGGTGCAGCCTGAGCCTGAGCTTGTGCCTGCTGGCCCGTCCATCGACGTGCTGCGCACGAAGCTCGACCTGGCCTTCAAGGCCTGAGACTTCCTGGCCGCGCGAGCCGCGGCTAGGTCCCCGCTCTGAGGAGCCTCGGCGGGATTCGCAAGAAACACCTGCGCAATCCAACAAACCGAGACCCCAG